TCCGGTGAATCGCGATTTTCCAGCGCTTCACGCGCCTGACGCCAGTTTACACGCTTTGGCGCGGATGGTTTCGCAATAATCTTCTGCTTTTCGGCTTCCGCTGTCAATTCGTGCTTCAGATCTTCAATATCATTGGCAATCTGAGCGGCGAGCCTATCCTGTCTTCCCGCAAGATCGTCCATCCTGCTCTGCAATTCGCCGATGCGCCGATGCGCCGCCTTGAGCGCCTTTGCCAGCGTAAGATTCTCGCGCTCCAGCACGTCTATGCCCAGAAACCGCTTTATCGCACCGACCATCTTCCCCTCCGCTTTGGTTTGTTGCGCGCATCCGCCTCGAACTTGCGCATTGCTATCGACAGGTGCGTCATCTGCTCCGCTGTTGGCGTGGTATTCGGCTCGACGATCTGTGCCGCGATCTCTGCGCGGCGCACCTCTGCCGGGACCTTAACCGTTCCCAGCATATCAACCAGGCCGTAGCGCAAGCAATCTCCCACATCGTCGTACAGGTGGTCGGTCTTGCGGATGTCCTCGCCGCCCTTGTCTGAATCGTACTCCAGCGAAGGGATCGCCGCGATAGCCTCGGGGCACATGTCCGAGATAAACCAGGTGTCGGACTGGATCAGCGAGTACATGAACCGCCAACCAGATACACGCGATCCGGGCGTCATATCGCACGGTTGCGGCTCGGGGAACGACTTTGCGCCCTGCTTGAGCAACTCGGCCGGCGTGTGTTGGCTGTTCTTCTTGCCGAATGCGTCTGCGGATAGAATCCACGCTTTCAGCTTCTCGCCGATGCTTTTTGTTTGGATTTCCTGTCCAAGTTCAATCTCGCTCGTATCTGTATCCGCTAAATTTGCAATATGTTCCCTATAAGTAAACACGCACTTTCGCGGCGCGTCCCAGTCGCGTCCCAGCAATTTCGCCTGCGCGGGGCTCACAAACCCGTGCGCGTGCCAGTAAACCGGGCTCGCGTGCTTGAATCCCCAGTCCTGACCGATCCAGTGCGGCCACCAGGGCTGTACGATTTGCATCACAATCGCGTGCTGTATCTTGCGCTCAGACTCCTCAAAGTTCACGAAATACTGCCCCTCGGGGATCGTCCAATCGCCGTCGAGGACAGCCTTGCGCTTCTTTTCGGGCAAGCCCTCTAATGAATCGCGATAGTCCTGCCCAAGGTACGGGTTGTCCTGCAATAGCGCCTGCACGAACTTAAATTCATGCTTGATCTTTTGGAGTTCCTTTGGGAACTTGAGATCGATCCACAGTGCCTTGACCCATTGCAATCCCTTGCCGGTCGGGTTGGTAGCTCCCAGAAAGCACGGGCGGGCGACCCCAGGAGTGCGCAATCGGAACAGCACCAAATCCTCGAATACCTCTCGATCATTCTCGGTCAGCTCCTCAATCGCAATGTCGCAGAATTCGGCAGACTTATAAGATGACGGATCGTATAAATTGCGCAGAGCGATGCGGCCGCCGCCGTATTCGTCCTTGACGAAATAGTTCCAGCCCTCGTCGCGGCTCTCTTTGAGTTCTCCTAGCCACTCGGGAAATTCGATCTTGATCTTCTTCGATTGCCGATCCCGCAGCGTGGGATAGTCTGAACTGAATAGGCCAACTGTCAGCCCGCGAATGCCTGTATCCGCAAACCGCTTGAGAAGTTGCCGCAGACACCACCAACGCAAGAGGTAGCTTTTCCCGCCACCGCCGGCGCCTCCGTACAGCACAAATCTATATTTATCAGTTGCTTCGATGCACTCTAACTGTTTTGGCGTTGGATTGATTAGGTCATCGAATAAATCGAAGTCCTCTATCGCGCCAGCCATATCGTCCCAGCAGTGATCGCGGCGCCGGCCTTGACCGCGCAATACAACCCAGAAGCGACCTTGGCTGTGCCGACGGTCGAGTTAGCCACCGTCACCGCGTTGCCAGCCTCGTTGTAGACAGGCAGGAAATCGCCACTGATCAGATCGGGCGATGCAACCAAACTCACGCTCTGGCCGCTGTTGTTGTAGATTGCCAGATCAATCGGCGCCGGCTGAGGAGTCAGCGACACCGCCATCGTGAGCGCATTCAGCGCCAAGTTCTCGCCGTTGAGCACAGACAGTTTGTCGCCGCTGGAAAGTTCTGTCGGGGTTTGTACTGCGCTGAATAACGGCATAAATCACCTCAAAGCGAGTTTATCACCGAACGATGACGCGCTTGATGCCGATCTCGCCGCTGACCTCGGCCTGGATCTTGTCGCCATAGTCGAGCGGGGCGCTTGGCTTGATGCCGCCGCGCAGCAGGTGCGAGGCCTCCCACTTGGCCTGGTCGCAGCGGAGCCGATTGCGCTGGATGCCAGCCGCATCGATGCGAGTGATTCCTGCCTCATCGGTGTACGTCGGCGTCTCTGCGGCGATCTCGTTCGCGTCTTCAATCCTAGATTCAACCCCCGCCCGGCGGGCTGCGGCATACCGCGCCCCAAAGCCGGCCGTGTCGCGCACAGCCCAGCGGGTCACCGTCCTGCGGCATGGATACCCATCGTCGGAGCAGATCGTGCGCAGACTCTCGCCGCCGCTCATGCGCACCAGAATTTCTTCGGCGATTTCGGGATTGTAGACTTCGAGCATCAGCGCACCCTATGCCTCGTGCCGTCTGGTGGCTAGATCGATTCCCTTGAGTTCGGCCAGCCCTCTGTCGTGCTCGGAAATCTTATCGTTAAAATATTTGTTGTCTACGCTTTGGTCGGCGAACTGCTTATCGTGATCCGCAACCTTTTGCGTGATCTTTCCGCCATGGAAAGAGACGACGGCAAGGGTTGCCAGCGATGCGATGATTGACCCGCCCGCCATGATTGACGAAAGCGTGGTACTTCCCAATTCGGCCTGTATCATTGCTTCTCCCGGTTGAAGGTTCGTCGACGCAGTTAAAGCTTGTCCTTTGCGGCCTGCTCGGCTGCCTTGAGCTTGCTCTCGACGTAGGCCTTGAACTCGCCGTAGTCGCCGCGCACGATAGGCGCCAGCCACACGCCCAGGAAGAATGCCACTAAAATCGCGATTGAAATCATCAGAAACTGCACCATTTTGAAACCTCACAATCTGCGTTAGAGTTTACCATCTGCGCCCACTGAGGGCGGCTGAACCTGGTCCTGTGCGTTCGGCGCGCGGTTGTTGACGGCATCGCCGCCGGTCTTGATGAGAGTCAGGGTGCCACCGAGCACTGTCGCAAAGGTTGCGGCGGACCCGACAAAAGTCACAATGTCCGTCATGGTCACAGGGCTATGGGTCTTGATGACGAACCACGCATAAAGACAAACCAGCGCACTGACCCAGGCCAGAACGTGGCTGACGATCAGCACGAGCAGAACGCGCGTGTTGCTCACGCTTCCATCTTTGTCGCTCAGTTGCGACCGGAGAAAACCTGCTGCCCAGTTGCCGTTCATTTGGTCAGCCTCCCTGCCGCATACGCAGTACCTGCTGTGACGGCTATCACAATTGCATCGTGCTTGAATCGCTGCCAGAACGTTCCGCCCTTGGCTGTGGCCTCCCAAGTGTCGCGCTCTTTGGTCACCGCGGCGAGTTGGCTGGCTGCGTCCTGCTGGATCACCGCGGCGCTGGCTGCATTGAGTGTGCAGGCGCTAAGCTTGGCGCTGGACTCGTCGCAATCGAGCTTGTACGCCTGGAATGCGGGAATGTCCGCCTGCGGAATCACGATCTGCTGTGTGGCTGGAGCGGTAGGCGTAGCCGGCACCTGCTGGACCTGGACCTGCGCGGGGAGGTTGGGAAGCGTGTTGGCGACTGCGGCAGCCTGCGTCGGGGTGACCACGACGGTACGCTGGCTGGCGATGGAGGAAAGTTGCGCTTTGAGACTGCTGGCTGTCTGCTCCTCGTCGGCTTTGGCTTGTTCGATGCTCTTCTGCGCGGTGGCGATGACCTGCTGCTGTGCAGTCTGCACGCTCTCAGCCTTGAGCCGCGCATCATGCTCTTGCAGCCACTCGTACCCGCCCAGCACGATTGCCAGCCCAAGCACCACGCCGATACCGATTGCCCATGCACGCGAGATTGTCATACAGCCTCTTTCCTTTTCTACAGATCACCCTTGCCGGGTCGGTGCTTCAGCTTGGCTGGCGCGTCTGCTGTTTGCTGCGCATCCCATTCCAAC